GTCTTCGGGGGCAAGAAGATGAACATGGCAGAATTTAGGAAATTGGTTTCCAGTTAGGTTTTGAGCAAATCCATAGGCCCGCAACTTAATCTGTATGGAAGTTTCCCCCTTTAAAGTCTTCTCCATCTCCGTAATCGGATTATACGGATTCATGGATGTGAAAAACCAAATTATCTTACTGCTTGCCTTTCTTCCTTCAGCAACATATGGCATGTGTCCAATCTCACATCCCGGCACATTTACACTATCTGGAAGTAAAGGACTTTCTTTTGTCTCCAGAATTTTCATGCCGTTAATGTATTCCTTAACAGTAGGGGTGTACCCGTCTACTGGAGTGAAGGTAACTAGTAGCTTTCCACTTCGAGTAATAAGCCTATACCTTAAGGTCTGAATCCATTGAAGAGGCACAAGTTCGTCTGCCCAAATTAAATCAACCTCTCCACCCTCAATTACTCGCATTTCCTGCGAATAATTCATAAACCAACATTGCGAGCCATTTGGGAACACAAAGGTGTTTTCAGTAAAACCGTTCTTTTGACTATAACTTACGTTCTGAACTTTTGTTTTCCTTAAATTTTTCCACTCTTCTGGAATATATTTGTAGATTAAAGGTTGCTGATCTCGAATAGAAGATTGTGCCGTCATTCCAAGTACCCACACTTTTGCATTCTTTTTACCTGTGAGCATCCGAATCACCTTTTTAGCAGCATATTCAGATTTTCCAGCCCGGTTTCCTCCTTGGATTAGCAGTTCTGAAGCATCTGCCCACAATTCATCAGCATCGCCCCAGTTAGGGGGTTCAAATCCATATCTAAAAGGGTCGTTTCTTTCAAGTTGGATGAGTTCTTCTCTTTTTTTGAAAATCTCAACTAACTCGTCAAGTCCTTTTTTCCCTCTTTTTTTAAATTCTCGCATTCTCTCTTGCGAGGGAAGTGCCAGAACCGGATGTTCCGTTGGCTGAAATGCCATAGTTTAAATAAATAAGAAGACTAGTTTTTTCCCTTTGGAAAACTTCTCCGTAAAGACATACTGTTCTTCCATTGTTTCTGAAGAGACAAATATAATTCCTCACCTTTAAGAGAAACAGATTTTGACTCTTTATTAACTTTCTGCTTCACCTTACGTTTCATAACAATTTACCAAAACCAAACCACATACCGCTCTTCAAAATATCCTTCTGGTAGAATATCGTAATTAGTTTTTCCAGTTTTCACCTTCCTCATCATCTTCTTCCTCTTCCTCTTCTTCTTCTTCTGAAACAAGATCAACAGATTCCAGTAAAAGCCAAAATTTAGTTTCCTCCAAAACTCCTATCATCTCAGAATAGGTAAGATCGAATTCAGCAGAAAACCGCTCTATAACAGCCTCAATACCTTCTTTAAATGCAGATACTTGCCGTTCTTGAGTCATTGGTTTTGCCATCTCCAAACAATTGTTACTGCGGTTCAGACCAGTTTACCACTCCTTTTTGTAAAAAAATTTTCCATGTCGTAATCCATTATAAGGATTTTATCTCGCGCGCGCGCGCACCCCCTCCCCCCCCGTGCGCGACGATAGTGTTGCCGAACCAAATATAACATTTATTAAGCGAAAACACGCTTTTTGGCACGCGCGCCGCGCAAATGTGCAAGCAAAAAAGACGACTCGCGCAAGTGTCATTTGTTCGTGCCTTTTGTGCCGGACATAAGCGCATTAATGTCGCCGTGGTTGATGTGAACGTGTTGATGTTGCACAACCTGTCCACCCTCGGAAGTCAGGTCGCGTATTTTGTCAGATAAAATCCCCAGCAAGATGGGTTTGGTATGGGGTGGCAAGTCTTCGTAAGTTTCGGCAAGGTTATCCACAATCTTTGTTGCCAACTCCATCATGCTTTGTGCGGTGTTGCGTCTCCAGTTTGGCACAACGTCGCGGTTTTGTTCCCGTATCAATGCAACCGTGGTTCGTCCGAGATCATTATCAACCGCAAGCTGATTGATTCCCCTGCCCTGCTTCAACCCTGCCACGACCGCATCCACCTTGAGCTTTGGCGTTTTGTTGTGGCCTCCATGCTGCTTTTTCGCTGCCATCTGCCAATGATCCACGGGAGAGATCCTTTGGAAAGGAATAAAAAAAACAAAATAAAGTTGACCGGGGGAGCGGGTGGGTATTTCCTTTGTGTATCCCGCCCCAGTAAGGCGGGGTTAAGGAGTAAAGAAAATGGAAAAAAGCACAAAGCCAATGACAAAGGAGCAGGAAGATACGTTTCTGGATAAGTACCCAGAGCTTCCCAATAACGAACGGGTAACGCCCGCAGAACAGAGATTGATTGCCCAATACGGTGCAATCTTTGGATCATACGCATACGGTTTGCGAAACGATTACCACCCGGAAGGAGGCACACAATGAGTCTAGGCATGATGCTTCATTGCGGCGCAACGGAGATCGAACGCAAAGATATTCCTATGATCGCTTGCCCTGAAAAGATTGTCACACGAAAGGAGGACAAAAACGGCAAGATGCAGGAATCTACTTGGCAACCCGTGGAACATGAGTTTTTAGTGCGATACACGGAGCAAAACCTATTACAACAAGGTTTCCGCGTCACTAAATCCCAGTTTGCCACAACGCCGCTTGGCATGCGGTTTTTTGGGTTGATGGAGATAACCGGGAAAGACTTGGACGGGAACGGTTCAAACAAGGAATATTCCCGGCTTTTAGGTCTGCGGAATTCCTTCGATAAAAGCATGACCGCCGGAATTGCTTGTGGTGCAAGGGTGTTTGTCTGCGATAATCTCTCCTTTTCGGGGGAAGTCTGCGCCAACCACCGGCACACAAAAAACATCTACGATAAGCTGCCGGGGATGATAACCACGGCAATTTCGCAGATTTCAGAGGCGTTCAAGTTCCAAGACTTGAGGATCGAAGCGTACAAAAACACCGCATTTGATCAGTTCGGACTTGGGGATCAGTTGATCCGGTTGATCCGCACGGGCAGCGTGCCGCCGGGTAAAGTTGTGGCGGTGCATGACGAATACCTGAAACCGACACACGAACACAACACCGATTCCAAGGTGTGGAATCTGTTCAATGCTGTTACGGAAGTTCTAAAAAAAGTTCCGGCTCCAGAGATGAGTACCAGAACGCAAAGGCTCCACGTGGAGCTTGACAAGGTTTGCGGCGTGAAGTGGAAAGACATCACCGCAAAAGATCGGTTCGAGGCCGAAAGGGCCGAAGAAATGAAAGAGGATGGCGTTATCATCGACGCTTAAACACTAAAAACCGGGCCGGGCGGTTAATAGCTGCCCGGCCTTTTTTGTATGAATGGATTATTCAAAGCAATTACAGAAGACGAAAAACCAGCCTTCAGGCAATGGGCGCGGGACAATTACAAGCCGTTTGACCCGATTTCCCCGGTATGGCATCCGACAACGCAAACGGAGTGCCGGAAGATCAATGAAGAAACCACAAAAAAACAACTGAAAACATGAGATACGCTTTTTTATTACATTCAGAACCCGGCGACACGGGATGCTGTGGCGGGGTTGGAGACGGTGACCCGGAAAGCAACGAATATTCAATCGAGATCGGCCACGGGTTGCGGGGTGATCCGCGCATGCTGGCGTTCTGCGCTCACATGGACGAGATCGAAGAGATACTGCTGCACAACACCACAAGCAAATTGACGGCAATGGTCATGCAGTCGTGGTGGGATGAGGAAAAAAGGCTGAAAAAGGAGCTTAAAGACTCCAAAAACTATCCCGCAATCGAGCCAAAAGAGAAAAACCCGCCATTGAAGCACGGCAACTTTTTAGGAGAAAAACAATGAGTGAAACCACAACCCTAACAAAGTTCGTCGCACGCTCCACAAACCGCAAGCTTGGCCCAATGCCCGCTGCCTACGTGGAACGGGAAACATGCCCGCCAGTCTGTCCCCTACGGGGGGCGGGCTGCTACGGGGAGTCCGGGCCGGTATCAATCCATTGGAAAAACACCAAAACACCGTGGCGGGCCTTTCTGGGCCTCGTAAAGGCCATTCCCGCCGGGGTTCTCTGGAGATATGCTGTGGCGGGGGATTTACCGGGGCGGGGGAACTCCATCGACACCGCAAAGCTCTGGCAACTAGTCCACGCAAACGGGGATTCACGGGGCTTCACGTACACGCACAAACCCCTCTCGGAATTGTACCAGAAAGTAATCAAACGGATTAACGAAAAAACCAATTTCACGATAAACCTCTCCACCGATAGCCTCGAAGAAGCCGACCGAAAGGCAGACTTGAAGATCGGCCCCGTGACGGTTGTTGTTCCCTCGCACACAACCCTCGCAACAACCACTCCAAAGGGGCGAACCGTCATGGTCTGCCCGGCAACGTACAACCCGCAAGTGAATTGCCAAAACTGTCGGCTTTGTGCGGACTCAAAAAGAAGCTT